ACCGGAGGACAGCCAGTTTTTGGAAACGAAGCAGTTTTCCGTGACGGAGATTTGCCGCATCTTCCGTGTGCCTCCGCATCTGGTAGCCGATCTGTCCAGAGCCACATTCTCCAATATTGAATACCAGTCGCTGAACTTCGTGATGCACTCCCTGACCCCGTGGCTTGTCCGCATCGAGCAGGGCATCATCAAGGATCTGCTGCTGGAAGAGGAGCAGGATACCTACTTTCCAAAATTCAATGTGGACGGTCTGCTCCGTGGCGATTACCAGAGCCGGATGAACGGTTATGCGACCGGCATTAGCAACGGCTTCCTCTCTCCGAATGATGTGCATCGTCTGGAGAACATGGATCTCATCCCGGCAGAGGAGGGTGGTGACGACTACTACCTGAACGGCGGCTATGTGAAGCTGAAAGATGCAGGGGTGGCGCAGCAGAACAAAGCTGCTGCAGTCCAGCAGAATCAGCCCAAGCAGACACAGCCAGAGGAACAAGACCCGGAAGAAGAACCTGACAGCGATAACAGGCTGAGTGAGAGTAAGCCTCAAAAAACAGGAAGGAGAACCCAATGAAGAAATTCTGGAACTGGATCAAAAACAGTGACGACACCAGAATCCTCCGGCTGGAAGGTCCCATCGATGAGGAATCATTCTGGGGTGATGAGATCACGCCGCAGATGTTTCGGGATGAGCTGGAATCCGGCGAGGGGGATGTGACCGTCTGGATCAACAGTCCGGGCGGAAATGTGTTCGCCGCTGCCGAGATCTATACCATGCTTAAGGACTACAAGGGCAGCATCACGGTCAAGATCGATGCAATTGCGGCATCTGCGGCATCCGTTGTGGCAATGGCCGGTGATACTGTCCAGATGAGTCCTGTTGCCATGCTGATGATCCATGACCCCAGCACGGTCGCGATGGGCAACACCAAGGACATGGAAAAGGCCATCGAGGTGCTGACCGAGGTCAAGGAAAGCATCATCAATGCCTACGCAGCGAAGAGCGGCCTCAGCCACGCCCGCATCGCCAACCTTATGAGCAATGAGACCTGGATGAATGCGAAGAAGGCGGTGGAGCTGGGCTTTGCAGACGAGATCCTCTTTGCAAAGAAAGAGGAGGAGCCGGACAGTGACCCGGTAGACCCGGAAAATCCGGAAGAAGACCCTGACAGTGAACCGGGCGAGGGCGAAGAAAAGAAGCCGTTCCAGAAGGATACGGCAGGGCACCTTTTCTCTAGCCGTCAGATGGATCTAATCGTCCTGAACCGTCTGGGGGTGAAGCCGGAAGACGTAGGTCAGAAGCACACTGAGCCGAAGGAGCCGCCTGCTGACCCGAAACCGTCCGCAGAGCCGACCCCTCCGGCAGAACCGCCTGCCAATCTGGGACCTGTTCTTGACATGGACGGCAAGACCGAGGATGGCAGCATCCCTTACAATATCCTGATGAAACAGCTTGAGTGCATGAAGTGATGTGCATCCAGGCTGTTTTTATATCCAATCAACCATCACAAATTTATGGAGGAAACGTACTATGAGTAAGATTCTGGAACTGCGCACCAAGCGCAACACTCTCTGGGAGCAGACCAAGGACTTTCTGGAGAAGAACCGCGGCGAGAACGGTCTGGTAAAGGCTGAGGCCGTGGAGCAGTACAACAAGATGGCACAGGAGGTCAAGGACCTGGGTGCAGAGATTGAGCGTCTGGAGCAGCAGGCACAGATCGAGGCACAGCTGTCCGCACCGACTTCCAGCCCTGTCCACGCTGACCCGAAGAGCGGTGCCAAGAAGGATGTCAAGCCGACTGCCACTGCCGAGTATGCCGAGAACTTCTGGAACATGATCCGCAACCGTGGCCATTACGGCGAAGTCCGCAATGCCCTGTCTGTGGGTGAGGACACTGAGGGCGGCTTTACCGTTCCCGATGAGTTTGAGAAGAAGCTGGTGGAGGCACTGGAAGAGAATAACATCTTCCGTGGCATGGCAACGGTCATCCGCACCAGCTCCGGCACCCGCAAGATTCCTATCGCGGAGGATACCGGTGAGGCAAGCTGGATCGATGAGGGCGAGGAGATCCCGGAGAGCGATACCACCTTCGGTCAGACCATGCTGTCTGCGTACAAGCTGGGCACTATGATCAAGATCTCCAATGAGTTGCTGAACGACTCCGCTTTTGACCTCGCCACCTATATTGCCCGCCGTTTCGGTGTGCGTATGGGCAATGCAGAGGAGCGCGCCTTTATCACCGGTGACGGTGTGGGCAAGCCTCTGGGTCTGCTGGCTGAGACTGGCGGTGCCAAGGTCGGTGTGACCGCTGCCCAGAAGGATGCCGTTACCTTCGATGAGATCTTTAAGCTCTACTACGCACTGAAGGCTCCGTACCGCAAGAAGGCACAGTTCCTCTGCAATGAAGCCCTGGTGCTGCAGCTGATGACCATCAAGGACAACAACGGCAACTATATCTGGAAGCCGGGTCTGGAGATCGGCAAGCCGGATACCCTGCTGAACCGTCCGCTGAAGACTTCCGCCTTCATGCCGGAGATCAAGGGTGGCAGCAAAGTCATGGCCTTTGGCGATTACAGCTACTACTGGGTGGCTGACCGCCAGAACCGCACCTTCCGCCGTCTGAACGAGCTGTATGCCCGTACTGATCAGGTCGGCTTCCTGACCACCCAGCGTGTGGATGGCAAGCTGATCCTGCCGGAAGCCGTACAGCTTCTGCAGATGGCACCGCAGGGCTAAGAAAGCCGGGAAAGGAGGAGCCGGTTATGGCACTGATCCCGCTTTACGAAGCGAAGACCTATCTCCGCGTAGACAGCAGTGATGAGGATGCCCTGATCGGCATCCTTTTATCTTCTGCGGAGCAGATGTGCAAGGATGTGGGCCGTTTATCGGAAGACCAGTGGGAGGCAGTCAATGCCGCTGATTGGGATGCCGAGAACGGAGTACAGCCTACAAGGGAACTGGAAGCCCTGCGCAGCACCTGCCGTGTGGCGATTCTGTATGCACTGGGGTATCTCTATGAGCACCGGGACGAAGCCGACCATCACCAGCTGATGCTGACGCTTCGTTCCATTCTGTTTGCTGTGAGGGAGGGGGTGTTCTGATGATCGAGAAGCTGAATGAGCGGATCATGATCGAGAAAAGCACGGTTGTGACCGATAAGGTCGGAAACCATCGGAACACATGGGAGAAATATTTCACCTGCTTTGCCTACGCTTCGACCTATCAGGCGCAGGAAGAAGAGGGTGAGGTCATAGCCGAGCAGAAGAGTGTGGTGTTCACGGTCCGCTGGTGCAGTGAGACGAGAGGCCTGACTTCCACTGGCTACCGCATCCGTTTCCGGGAGCAGCTCTACAATATCGAATCCGTTGACCCGATGAATTTCCAGAAGAAAACGCTGAAGATTCATTGCCGTTTGGAAAGGAGGCAGCCGGATGAGCAGAACTGTCAACATCGATGAAATGGCAGATGCCATCAATGAGGGCTTGAAAGAGTATGCGACCCTTGCCTCCACCGAGGTCAAGAAAGCTGTCCGTAAATCTGCCAAGACCGTCAAGGAGCAGATTCAGTCCGGCGCACCGTCCAGAACCGGGCGGTACAAGGAAAGCTGGGTAGCGACCAAACAGTCGGAATCCAGCCAGAGCCTTCAGATGGTGGTGCATTCCAAGAACCGCTACCAGCTGGCACATCTGCTGGAAAAGGGTCATGCCAAGCGCGGCGGCGGTCGTGTGGCAGGAAGACCCCATATTGCTCCGGCAGAACAGGCCGGTATCGAGCAGCTCCAGTCCCTTATCGAAAAGGCACTGAAGTGAGGAGAAACCAATGACCCACGAAGAAGTAAAAGCTCTGGTGGAGGAAATGGGGCTTCCTTATGCGTATGACCATTTCGCAGAAGGGGAGAGCCCTGATCCACCGTTTATCTGCTTCCTGTATCCGAAAGCCGAGAATTTCGGTGCGGATAACCTTGTGTATCACCACTTCAACCGGCTGGACATCGAGGTGTACACCGATTACAAAGACCCGGATATGGAAGCAACTATTGAAGAAGTCCTGACCGCACACGAACTCTACTATGAGAAAAGCGAGGTCTGGATCGAAACCGAAAAGATGTATGAAGTCCTGTATGAGCTGACTGTGTGATGCTCATGCAGGATATTTTTATGGGAGGAACACTATGTCGAAGAAAAGCAATAAGGTCAAATTTGGCCTGAAAAACTGCCATTATGCAAAGGCGACCTTTGACGAAGATGGCAGTGTCACCTATGCGAAGCCGGTCCGCATCCCCGGTGCAGTCAGTCTTTCGATGGATGCCAATGGCGAGATCGAGCCGTTTTATGCGGACAATATCGCCTACTATGTCGTGAATAACAACTCCGGCTACGAGGGGGATCTGGAAATCGCATTGATCCCGGAGAGCTTCCTCACGGACATCATGCACGAGGAGCTGGATGGCAACGGTGTGCTTGCTGAGAACGCCAATGTGGAACTGGAGCATTTCGCATTCCTGTTCGAGTTCGATGGCGACCAGCGTCACATCCGTCATGTGCTGTACAACTGTGTGGCAAGCCGTCCGTCCATCGAGGGTGAGACCAATGAGGACAGCAAGGAAGTCAAGACGGACACCCTGAACCTGCAGGCAACCCCTCTGGCAAACGGTTATGTCAAGGCAAAGACCGGCACCAACACCACCGATGATGTCTATAACAAATGGTACGATGCGGTCTACGAGCCGCAGGCAGAAGCTGTGGACACCGAAGACACCAGTCACACCGAGGAGCCGCAGGGCTAAGTGACCGACACACACTGCAGGGCTTCGGCTCTGCTTACATTATTATAAAGAGGTATACGATTATGAAGAAGATTTTTCCTTTGTTCGCAGTGATCATCGTTCTGGTGCTGGCTGTCTGCTCGTTCCACATCATCCCCACCGGTTACACGGGCGTGAAGACCAGCTTCGGTCAGATCCAGGAGACCACTATCCAGAGTGGCAAGCTCAACTTCTGCATTCCCTTTGTGCAGAGCATCCACAAGGTCAACAACAAGCAGCAGGATAAGCACATCGAGGCGCAGGTATGGGGCGAAGCCGCCGATAAAACACCTGTGTATGCCGCTGATGTCATCGTGACCTATCAGGTGCTTCCTGAGAAGAGTGCATGGCTGTATGCGAATGTGTCCGACATCAAGAATCTGGTCGGTGACGAGCTGGTGGCATCGGCCATTAAGTCTGCGATGGCTGAACTTGGCCCCAATGAGGTGACAAACCGCACCAAGATTGAGCCTCTGGCACAACAGAAGCTGGCAGAATCCCTTGTGCAGAAATATGGTGAGGACGTTGTGTTTGTGAACAAGGTCGTCATCAACGACATGAATTTCGAGGATGCTTATAACGAAGCCATCCAGCAGAAGTCCATTGCACAGCAGAATGCAGATAAGCAGAAGATCGAGAATGAAGCCGCCATTGCCAAGGCAGAAGCGGATAAGCAGGTGGCAATCACCAATGCAGAGGCGGAAGCCCAGAAGACTTCCATTGCCGCAGAAGCACAGGCAGAGGCAAACCGCAAACTGGCAGAAAGCCTGTCCGATACGCTGATCGAGTACCAGAAGATCCAGAAGTGGGATGGTAAGCTGCCTACTGTGAGCGGCGGTAATGCACTGGTGAGCATTGACCCGGCAGAGTAAGAAACACGATATACGGCAGGGCTTCGGCTCTGCCAATTTTACATGAAATTTTGGAGGATTACGATTATGGCAGTTACGAAGAAAATCGAGATCGATGGCAAGGAAGTCACTTTTAAGGCAAGTGCCGCCGTGCCGCGCCTGTACCGCATCAAGTTTGGCCGTGACATTTATAAAGACCTGCGCCAGCTGGAAAAGAGCGTGGGGGAGAACGATGAGGACAATTCCAACCTCGACCTGTTCAGTCTGGAGATGTTCGAGGACCTGGCATGGCTGATGGCTCGTCATGCGGACCCGGCAAAGGTGCCGGACAGCCCGGAGGAGTTTCTGGACCAGTTCAACACCTTCTCCATCTACCAGATCCTGCCCCAGCTGATCGAACTGTGGGGTCTGAACGTGCAGACGGAGGTGGAATCCAGAAAAAACCTCGAAAAAGTGAGCGGGAAATGACCACCCCGCTCTTTCTGCTGCGCTGTGTACAGCTCGGTATCAGCATCGCCGACCTCGACCTGCTGACCATCGGGTTGGTCAATGATATGTTTACGGAGCGGCAGAACGACGAGTATCCGTATAAGGAACTGGCATCGCAGGAGGACTTTGACCGGTTCTAAGGCGAAAAAACAGGCGAACGTGCTTATATCGCAAATGAAATAAGCACGTTCGTCGAGTGAGCGTAAAGAAAAATCCCGCTCAGCCGTTGATGACTGGGCGGGAAAGTCTTTATCGTTTGTATTGAGTCAGTTTCATCCAATTACTTGGAAAGCCAAGCTTATCATACAGTTGCTGCTGCGTGAGTCGGGAGCTTTCTTTTTGATATGTGCGAATGAGGCTAACAAGGCTTTTTTGAATTTCTTAAAGCTATCGTCAGAGAGAAGATAGCGGAAGGCTATAACTAAAGCGAAATAATCTCGTTTTCCCTGAGTGTACTGTGTTCCAGTTTTGGGAATATTGAGTTTGCGATGAAGATTGGTGTCCGGAATATCACGGCGAGAAGAGAAACAATAAAGACACTCATTGTGTGCGCATACGTTTCTGTAAAAGGTTAAACATCTTAAGAACTGTTCCAGTTCCTTTTCGTTTACATGAGGATATTCTTGGGCAACAGCACTTTGCAGGGAGAAGGGCAAAAGCGAATACATTTTAGATATTTGCCCAAAAGTCAATGCATTCACAGCAACCCAAAGCGGAACATTTTGATGTGCATTTCGCTGATGGACGAGATACGAATGATCTGTATCTCGAATGGCTATTTTACTGAGAATATTCGTTAACACTGCGATATCGCGAGCATATTTCGGCTCAGAACGGTAGCTTGCAGTTGATATGTAGTGAGTTTGACTATCCCCGTGATGCTGACAAAAACAATAGGAAATAACCTGACGAATTTTCATTTCTACTTCGCACAGGTATTTAAAAGTAAGTTCTCGGAGTTCTCTGTCAAACTTATAGAGAGCATAGATATCCTCAAAAGTAGTATTAATGTATTTCCGAGTCATGGGGTTCTTAAATGGATATTTATAACCACCAATAAGGGAAAAATAGCCGATGTTAATTAAAGATTCCTTGGTGATGGTTTCATCAGAAATAATGAGTCCCTTTTGATTCTTAAGAATATCTATTTGCTGATCGTATGTTCTAAAGCGATCATTCTGTAATTGATTAGGCATCTCCTTTGCCTCGCATTCGGTAAACTCGTGATAAAAAGAAAAGAGGAGGGCCAACAGGTCCTCCCCCCGGTCTCAGTCCTCGCGAGTATCTGAAACCTGATCACTGAGGCATAGTATAGCAGTTTGCATCTAAAAAGTCAAGACTTTGAAGAGAAAAACCGCAACGTTGCTTCGTGTTTATTATATGCTGAACAATTTGAATTGATACACAGTATTTGCCTGTCTGTTTTACGCAGATGGGCTTTTCTTATGCCCAAAACGAGGAGGTGGTCATCCGCATGGCATCCAGAATCCAGGGCATCACCGTTGAGATCGGCGGCGATACCACAAAGCTCTCCAAAGCACTGGAAAGTGTAAACAAATCAATCAAGGGGACGCAGTCCGGACTGAAGGATGTCAACAAACTCCTGAAACTGGACCCCTCCAATACAGAACTGGTCGTCCAAAAGCAGAAGATGCTGAAGGATGCCATTGAAGCCACCAAGGAAAAGCTGGCAACTCTGAAGACTGCGGCACAGCAGGCTAATGAGCAGCTTGCCAACGGTGAGATCACCCAGCAGCAGTACGATGCCCTCCAGCGTGAGATCGTGGAGACCGAACAGAATCTGCGATCTTTACAGGACCAGGCGGCTACTACCAATGCGACACTTGCCAAGATTGATGAAGCCGGAGAAAAGCTCCAGAATATCGGATCTTCTGTAGAAAATGTCGGTAAGAAGTTCCTGCCGGTGACTGCCGCTGTAACGGGTCTTGGCACTGCCGCAGTGAAGACCGCAGCCGACTTTGATTCCGAGATGAGCAAGGTTTCTGCCATTTCCGGTGCAACAGGGGATGACTTTGACCAGCTTCGTGCGAAAGCCCGTGAGATGGGTGCGAAGACCAAGTTCTCCGCATCTGAGGCAGCTTCGGCAATGGAATATATGGCCATGGCCGGATGGAAAACGGGGGACATGCTGAATGGTATCGAAGGTATCATGAACCTCGCGGCGGCGTCCGGTGAAGACCTCGCCACGACTTCGGATATCGTCACGGATGCTCTTACCGCGTTCGGCTTATCCGCTGCGGATTCCGGGCATTTTGCAGATATCCTTGCAGCCGCTTCCTCCAATGCGAATACCAACGTCAGCTTGATGGGCGAGACGTTCAAGTACTGCGCGCCTATCGCCGGTGCGCTGGGGTTCTCGGCAGAGGATACCGCAGAAGCCATCGGTCTGATGGCAAACAGTGGTATCAAGGCTTCGCAGGCTGGTACGTCCCTTCGTACCATCATGAACAACCTTTCCGGTGAAGTGACCTTTGCGGGCAAGAACATCGGTGAAGTTACGATTGCCACCAGCAATGCAGATGGCAGTATGAGGAGCCTGAACGATATCCTTGCAGACTGCCGTGTAGCATTTTCTGGCTTGACTGAATCTGAAAAAGCATCCAATGCAGAGGCACTGGTTGGCAAGAATGCCATGTCCGGCTTCCTTGCCCTGATGAATTCCAGCGAGACGGACATCAACAAACTGCGTGGTGCCATTGAAAACTGTGACGGCGCATCCGAGAGCATGGCAGAAACCATGCAGGACAACTTAAATGGTCAGCTCACCATCCTGAAATCTCAGCTGGAGGAGCTGGCTATTTCTTTTGGCGATATCCTGATGCCAACCATCCGCAAGATCGTATCTGCCGTGCAGCAGTTCGTGGACAAGCTCAACAGCATGGATGAAAGTACCAGGGAATGTCCTTCTTCATCTGGCATGGAGAGATGGTTTTGTCCACTACTCGGAGAATCATATTGCGGATTTGCCGAAGCATTACCATTTCTTGAAGCAAATGGTTGATGCGGGTATCGCTAAGATTAGCGTTATGGGCACAATGCACGAGATTGGCTTCTTTGAGGGCAGTATCAATGAAAATACTCCCTGCCATCCCATGAGTCTTTATGGCATTGGTAAGGATGCACTTCGTAATTGTGTAGCGATGATGACTAACGGTAAACACACGAACTGGCAGTGGCTGCGTGGCTATTACATTGTAGGTCATTCTGAGTTTGGCTGCTCTATTTTCTCTAAAATCACGGCAGCAGAAAAAGAAGGCAAAACGGAGTTTCCGTTTACAATGGGGCAGAACCAGTTTGATTTTATTGACTATGATAGGTTCCTTGTCGATGCAAAAATTTATGAACACGAAAAAATGGGAACGGAGTTT